AGATAATCTTAAACGTGAGTATGACTCAAAATTTAAGTCCCATGCCGAAAGAGTTCAGACGTTTGCAAAGGATCATGATGATTTTCAAGATGCTATTGATGACATTGATGACATTCTGTTACCAATTGTTGTTCAAGATATCATTGTAAATTCAGATAATGGACCTGAGCTTATGTATGAGTTAGCAAAAAACCGCGAAGAGCTTGAGCGCATTTGTTCGCTTTCGCCAATTGCAGCAGCACGAGAGATAGGCAAATTTGAGGCAAAGCTTGGATCTTCAGAATCAAAAAAAATTGAAAGTAAACCCGTAACAAAAGCGCCAAAGCCAATTTCGCCGGTTAATTCTTCAAAAGCTGGCGGCACTAAGAAATCAATTAGCGACCCTAATTTATCTCAAAGTGAGTATGAAAGACTAAGGCGTGAACAGATAAGAGCTGCCCAAGCATAGGGTTTGGATGGCAAAAAAATTTAAACTTTGTCCCATAACTAGGGACCAGGAGATATAAAATGAGTAATTCATTACTTACCGATAGCGTGATTCTACGTGAAACCATGATGAGCCTAAAAAATCATCTTGTGTTTTCAAAAAATGTGACAACTGAGTATAGCGATCAGTTTGCACAAAATGGAGCTAAAAAAGGTGCCACAATCAACATCAGAAAGCCGTCTCGTTATGAAGTAACTGAGGGTGCGACTTTAAACATCCAAGACACCGCTGATCAGTACACAGCTTTAACCGTTGATAAGCATTATCATGTTGGTATGGCTTTCTCGGAAAAAGATCGCACTCTTTCAATTGATAAGTTTAGCGAAAGATATATCGAGCCAGCCGCTATTGCTCTTGCGAACAAGGTTGATAGCGCATTCATTTCTGAGATGTACAAGCAGGTGTTTCATTCAATAGGCGTTCCGTCAGCAACAGCATTTCCTAGCACGCTAAAGGGTTTTACTCTTGCACGCGCTAAAATGGCTCTTGCAGGCGCTCCAAAGGGGATGACTACTGCAATCGTTAATCCGCTTGTTCAGGCATCTTTAGTTGAGGGCTTAAAAGGTCTATTCCATTCTTCTAGCGAAATTGAAAAGCAGTACAAAGAAGGCGTGATGGGAATGGCTGCAGGTTCAAAGTTTTTCATGAGCCAAAACGTACCAAATCACACAATTGGTCTTTTGGGTGGCACTCCGCTTATGAATGGTTCAACTGCTGCAGGAGCTACAACTCTTGTTACTGATGGATGGACTAACTCAACTGGCGCATTAAAAGCAGGGGACGTAATCACTATTGGAAGTGTTTATGCGGTGAACCCTCAAACTCGCCAATCAACTGGGGAATTAGCTCAATTTACTGTTGCTGCAGATGCAACGGCCGATGGATCAGGAAACATGACTATCACTATTGATAGAGCAATTTACGCTAGTGGCCAGTACCAGAATATCAACGCTTTGCCAGCTGATGGAGCCGCGATTCTAACTTTTGGTCACGCATCAAGCTACGCAAGCGTTGTTGCTCCACAAAACTTAGTATTCCATAAAGCAGCGTTTGCTCTTGCATCAGTAGACTTTGAGCTTCCTTCTGAAGGCGTAAAAGCAACAAGAGTAAGTGATCCTGATGCAGGTATGGCGCTTACTATGACTCGACAGTTTGATATCACAAACTATCGTTCAATCACTCGTATTGACTGGCTTGGAGGATTTAAATGTATTTATCCTGAGCTTGCATGTCGAGTTGTTGGTCAGCCAGCTTAATGAAATTGCGGCCTAAGTAATTGGGCCGCAAAGTTTTTCTAAGATCAAAAAATGAGAATTTAAAAAACTTTAACAGGAGATTTTAAAATGAATACAGCAACAGATACACTCGAAACAAACACACCATTATCAGGCGGCGGCTATACCGTCGGACAATCAGCAGCAGACTTGGTCGGCTTTTACGGCGCAACTCCAATTGTTCGTCCAAGCAGCGCGGCACAAGGCGTGATCACTGATTCATCAGGTGGAACAGCGAACGTCACAACTGGCGTTGCGGCTTTAACTGGAACTTACAACAGCGCAATTATTGCAAATGCACTAGCTACAATCATAGCTCAAAACACTGCAATGAGACTTGCGCTTGTAAACTTAGGTTTAATTAAGGGCGCTGTTTAATGAAAATATTTGTCGCCATTCCTGTCTATGACAGCAAACTCCAGGTGCAAACGGTAAAGTGTTTGCTTGAGGAGCAATTATTGTCTCGCATGAGTGGCGATGATTTTCAGTTTGCTTTTTTACCGTCTTGTAGCGTTCCAGCTGCAGGGCGCAATCAACTTGTTCAGCAATTCATGAGTTCTGAGTGCGACAAACTGTTTTTCCTTGATTCAGATATCACATTTGATCTTGGTTCAATTTTAAAGATTGCGCGAAAGCCTGTTGATTTTATCGGCGGATGCTATCGATTCAAGAAAGATGAAGAAAGCTATCCATTAACTTGGCTTGATAAAAAAGAGCTATGGGCAAATGAGCATGGCCTACTTGAGGTTGAAACTTTGCCAAATGGGTTTTTATGCCTATCGCGCAAGGTTTTTGAAGATCTAAAAGCGGCACACCCTGAGCGTGAGTATGAGCATGAAGGTAATAAGGCCTTTTGCTATTTTCAAATGATTTTTAAAGATGGCTACCTTCATAGTGAAGATACTTATTTTTGCAAAGAGTGGCGCGAAATAGGCGGTCAAGTTTTCCTTGATCCGGAAATTACATTAACACATTGGGATTTTAACAAGCCGTATATTGGACATATCGGCAATTGGTTAAAATCAAGAAGCGGAATTTAAGATGAAAACAGTTTTCCCGACCTGGCGTTATCACAAAACACTTGAACCAAAGCTTGTTCGTAACAGAGAAGAGCTTGAATCACTTGGTAAAGAGTGGGCTGATACGCCTGCAGCTTTTGAAGTAAAAGAGATGGTTCAAGAACTAGCTGTTGAGCCTATCGAGGAGCCAGCAACAGAAATACCAGGGTTAATAAAGACAGAAAAGCCAATAGCTAAAAAAGTAAACAAGCCAAAAGGAAAATAATCAATGGCTACAGCAAGAGACATCATTGAGGGTTCATTAAGACTTTTAGGCGCAATTTCTGGTAGCGAGAATGCATCAGCTGCCGAAATTTCTAATGGTATTCTGACCTTTAATGATCTACTTGATAGCTGGGCCAATGAGAAATTGACCGTCCATAAGATCACAATTGAAGAGTTTGATTTAGTAGTAGCTCAGCAATCTTACACTTTTGGAACCGCTGCTAATTTTAACTCAGCTCGACCAATTGCTATAGATAGAGCTTATTTAAAGGATACCTCTCAAAATCCAGACTATGAATATCCTATAGAGGTCATATCAGCTGAAGAGTGGGGAAATATTCAAGATAAAGCCCTTACTTCATCTATTCCATGTAAGCTTTATGCCCAAGGGACTTTTCCATCAGAGACCGTATACATTTGGCCAATCCCGACAGTAGCTCACAAGCTTGTGCTTCATTCAAGAAAACCGTTTACAGCGATTGCTTCAGCATCAGATACGATTTTATTGCCTCCTGGGTATGCAAAGGCACTAAAGTTTAATTTAGCAATCGATCTAGCTCCTGAATATGGAAGGCCAGTGACAATTGAAATTAGTTCTGGGGCCATTGAGAGTAAAGAGAATATTAAGCGCAACAATATTAAGCCAGTTTTAATGAGTTCTGATTTTTCCCCATCAATAAGTAACAGGCGCTATGACATAAATATTGGAGAGTAATTTGAAGCTTAAGGGTTTTGTAGGCCCAGCCTACGCATTAAAATCTCCAAATATTGATGCCCAAAGGTGTGTAAACCTTTATCCTGAAGTTATTGAATCAGCTATGGGAAAAGATGGCCAGAATATTTATCTTAAAAGCACACCAGGCCTTGAGCTGCTTTTAACAGTAGGTGATGGGCCAATAAGGCTTATTCACGTTGATTCGATTGGCAGAATTTTAGTTGTTAGTGGAAATGATCTTTATAGAATATCGCATAGATCCGAATGGGCATTTAGCCTTTATAATTATCCAACTTTTAGTGTAAAAACGCTTGCTCAAGCAACAGATATCGACACTGGTACTGATATTTTAACCGAAGTAGCTCACGGTTATATAACCGGCTTAAATGTTTTGGTGTCATCAAGTGGAACAATGCCTACGGGCCTTGTGGCCTCAACAAATTACTACATAATCCGAGTTGATGCAGACACATTTAAGCTTGCATCAAGTCTTGCAAATGCAGTTGCTGGCACTCAGATTGATATCACAGCTGTTGGCTCTGGTACGTTAACAGTCTTACCTCAAACACTTGAGGGCATTGTTGCTTTAAGCAGTTTTACCGATATAAACACCATTGATGATGTTGATTATTCAACAAATATAATCACTAGAACCGAACACCTAATGGTTACTGGTGAATCGATTAGATTAAGAATCGTTGCAATGCCGCTTCCAGGCGGACTTAACGTTTACACAACATATTACGTAATTCGAACTGATGCTAATAACTTTCAATTAGCAGCATCAATGGCAAATGCTTCAGCCGGAACAGCAATTGATCTAACAGCCGTGTCAAGTGACACCTGGACTTATGAAGTAGTGCGTGAGACTGACAAAAATTCAGGTAGCAGTGATGCAACGGCGGTAACTTTTTCTACCTCAACAGGACCTGTAAAAGCTGCCTCCTCAAGCATTGGCGGTGAGGGGAGAGATAGTTCAACAGTATTTACAGATGGAACAGCCAACACCACGCTTTATGATACAGGTAGCGCGGTAACGTGGCTTGATTTTGGCGGGATGTCCATATCAGAATTCCCCACAAATCACGTTGTTTGGATCGATGGCTATTTTATTGTAAACGAGACAAATACAAATATTTTTAAAGTATCTGACTTAAACGGAATTCAAATTGATGCCTTAAGTTTTGCATCAGCTGAAGGAAACCCTGACTTAATTGTGGCACTCATAGCAAATCACAGAGACCTTTGGATATTTAACGAAAAATCTACTGAAGTTTGGGTGAATACTGGAAACCCTGATTTTCCATTTGAAAGAATTCAAGGCGGCTTTATTGAGGTGGGGTGCCTTGCGGCCTACAGTGTTGCAAAAATTGATGGCACTATTTTTTGGCTAGGACGTGATGAGTTTGGCCAAGGCAGTGTTTATGCTGCCAAGGGACTTCAGCCTCAAAGAATAAGCACTCACGCGATTGAATATGCAATAAAATCTTACGCTAGCCCATCAACCGCGAC